CAATCATGTGGGCTGTATTTATATTTATAGGTAAATCTTCATTGAGTGTCGGGTAATCAGCCGTTGAAAAAACAGTTACTTGAACACCATTGACATACAGTTTTAAACGATTTGCGTTTGTTGCTTGAGTTGTATCAACAGCCAAAATAATGTGATACCAAGCACTCACATCCCTGTAAACAGCAGTTGTGGTTATTTGACTGTTTGCTGAACCTGTTGAGTTGTAAATAAAAGTAAGAGCATCTGTGTCTTCTATTTGTATGCCAGCTCTAGGTGTCCCAGCAACACCTTGTTTAGACCCAAACAATGCTTGCTACACACTAAGATTACTTCTCTTAATCCATCCACTCCAAGTCCAAGTTCTGCGGTTTGTTGTAGTCGCAGGGGTACGATTCAGATAAGCAGAATCTGCGCTGTTAAAGCGCAAACTGCGTGAAATTTGATAGCCGCCAGTAGAGGCTTGTGTTGTGTTTGAACTAAACATTTATATCCTTAGACTGTGTAGTTCTGTCCAGCCACTGACCCAAGCCAACTTGACGAATCAATGGCTGTAAAGATAAACTTATCTGCCCTAGAAGCCGTAGATGTAATAGTTGGTGCAGTCCCCGCAGGCCACTTAACCGAGGCAGGCCATGTCACAGTACGAGAGCCAGTACCATCTTGCTTTTGTATCAATGTCAAACTCTTACCAGCAGCAGGTGTTGGGAAGGTGTAAGTACAGTTGCCTGTGAGTGTGAGATATTGAACTGAGCCGTTAGCAAGGCTGATTGTGTATGCTGTAGATGTACTAGCAGATACCAGTTCTTCTGTGTAGCCGTTAGTGAATGTACCAGCTTCAACAGTTTTGTTGGTTAAAGTCTGAGTATCTGTATCACCTACAGCAGTACCTGATGGAGCTGTCTTAGCAGCCCATGAAGTTAGGTTAGCTGCATAGGCTTGTACGTTAGTACCAATAGCCACACCTAAATTAGTACGAGCTGTAGTTGTATTAGTTAAGTCAGATAGGTTGTTAGCCTTAGACAGGTAATCAGCACCTGAGACATAAGCAGCCACCCAAGCTGAACCAGTGTACAGCTTCATAATCTGAGATACACTGTTGAAGTACAGAGTACCAGCCACTAGAGCATTACCATCGTTATCCACTGATGGATCTGCTGTTTTAGAACCTAAGTAGCGATCATCAAAGTTATCATAGGCTGTCAATGTAGCATCACGAGCAGCTTCAGCAGCTGTCTGAGCATTTGAGGCACTGGTAGCACTGCCTGATGCAGCTGTAGCACTTGAGGCTGCGTTTACAGCGTGATACTTAGCTGAGTACTCACCACCAGCTACAGTACCTGAAGTCTTAGTAGCCCAATCGTTAGCCAATGTAGCTGATGATGCTGCCTCTGTAGAGTAATACTTAGCCGAGTACAGAGTACCATCTACAGTGGAGCCAGTCTTAGTAGCCCACTCCTTAGCTGCACCTGCACTGTTAGTAACACCTGTACCACCGATAGACCAAGCTTTAGATGAATAATCAGTTGAAGCTACTTGACCTGTAGTCTTAGAAGCCCATTCACTTGACAGTGTTACATTGGATGCACCTGTGGTAATCAATCCATCGACATAACCTTTAGTGGATACATCTGTGGAGCCTGATGGACTACCCATGCCTGTGATAGAACCACCTGTAATTGCTACAGCGTTAGCCTCTTGATTACCTAAAGAGCCAACAACCTTAACGATTGTACTACCACTCTTGGTGTATAGTTTCTTATCTGTAGTGTTAATTGCAAGCTCACCAGCAACTAAGTCACCCGCTACAGGGACTGCTGAGGCTGTACTGCTATTCTTTGTAATGATCGTTGCGGTCATCTAAGTTATTCCTTCTTATGCGTAACCAAGTTTAGCGTAAGCAGCTGCTATGTCAGCAGGGCTTACACCGTAAGTTGAACCTGCCTGTTGAAGTGCTGATAGTGAAGAACCCGGTCTAGCTGCCAACTCAGCAGCCAAAGCTTTCTCAACCACTGATTGCTGACCAACTTCATCGGCTGCTCGATACTTCTGTATCTCTTGAATGGCAGTTTGATAGTCAGTTGGATTAGCTGCTATGTTATAGAGAGTACCAGCATCCACAACACCAAAGTTAGGGTTGTTGTTAGCAAACAAGCCAGTAGGGTTTAACTGGTTATAAGCATTCTGTATCTCTTCAACAGGAATGTTAGTTGCTGCTGCAACTGCTGCTGGGTTAGTGCCTGTAGCATCCATCCTAGCTACAATGTTAGCGTATGCTGTAGCTGGGTTCTTTAACTCTTGACTAATTACATCTGTAATCTCAGTCTTCATTGCTGGTAAGTAGTAGCCTTGACCTCTCAAGTAATCAATGTCCTTCATACCTAAGTTGAATGTGCTCATGAGTTGCTCAGTAGTCATACCAGCATTGAGAGCACCAATAAGAGCTTGTTTAGTGTCAGCTACATTACCAGACCTATAAGCATTCATCAAGGATGTCATTGGGTCAACTAACTTAGCTGGAGTCCTAGTAATACCATCAGATTTAGTTACTTGTTTAGCAATAGCTGTATTGGCTGTATCAGTACCTGACATCATGCCTGAGTCACCACCGTACCATGCAGCTAAGTTAGAGACAACATCACGAGGCATACCCGGTAATGCTTGATTGTATGCGCCTTGAACTCTTGAGAAGTAATCAGCATTGTACTGTGGAGTACCTTGTGTAGGAATTGACACACCAGCTGCTGTTGTAGTTCCACCACCTGCATTGGAAATAGCATTACCAGCACCTAAGAGTCCAGCAACACTGATACCAGCTTTAGCTAAGTTAGCAATCTGTGCAGCTGTAAGACCTGTAGTTGCTGCTGTAGTTCCACCTGCAAGCAATCCTGCATCTGCTAATGCTTCACCAGCAAAAGCTTCAGAACCAGCGGCTGCACCAGTACCAAACAAAGAACCATTCAAAGCACCGGGAATAGCAAATGTTAAGGCTGAGCCAGCTAAGAACTTTAAGAAGTCTTTGTTAGCATTAACTTCTTGTTGTGTGCCTGAACGTGTGAAAGCACCTGTAGGATCATACTGATTGTAAGTACCACCTACTTTATTTTGCTCAGGTGTGTAACCATAGATGTCTTGTAAAGCACCTTGTTGTAAAGTTTCACCTGAGCCTGTATCAGCCCAATTACCTTGATAGATGGTTCCACCTAAGTTAACAGAACCGCCACGACCTGCAGCGATAATCTGCTGTATCTGCTCAGGTGTCAGTGCTTGAGGAGCTGCCATGATTTATTCGCCTTTTCTGTATAATTCAAACGTGTTGATAGTATTCATTGTTGAACCAGTTTCAGACGTTGCACGAACTTGATCGCCCTCTTCAAGAACAATATAAGCACCATCGTTAAACTTAATAAACTGAGTTGGGCTTAAAACATAGTTATCTAATACGAAAATCTCAGTTGCTGCACTTGAGTCATACCACACAACATCAATAAACTTATTATTACCTGAATGGTTTACAACGTAACAAAGAGGCCACCTAGCATAGTAACCAGTAGGTACTGTGAAAATAGTAGTCTGCGTTGCTGCAGTAAGAACATTACCCGTCGATACTGGTTTCATCTTGCTTTACTGTTTTCTTAGTTACTTTAGGAGTTTCAACTACTACTTTAACTACTTCCCGTACCTCCGGTACTTCAGTATAACCTTCATGTTTCTTCATCTCAGCAATCTCATGAGCTTGAAAGAACTCCACTGTGTTACCTGACTGCTTACATTTAAACTTTGCCATTATGTCTGTTACCTTTCTGATGTACTAAAGAGTAATACATTAAAAAGGCTCCCATGCCTTGTGAGCATGGGAACCTATCTAGCTATTAAGCTGGAACCACGAGGGCAACGCCACCGTAGTTACGCAACTCAGCGCAACCGTACAAAGTATCAGCTGTGAACAATGTACCGAGGTACTCTTGTTTGTACTGAGTCTGTGAACGGACACCAACTTGCTCCACCAACACCATAGAGTCCTTGTGAGCCATCAAGCACACACGACCAATGGTAGTACCGGAACCGTCAGCAGCAGATTTAGCTGTGCCAGCATTGGACGAAACGTAGACTGGAACACCATAGATGTCACCAATCATGCCGTTACGGATGCTGTTAGCTGAACCAGCTTCACCAACGCTATTGAAGGTTGTGAACTCAGTCAAACCAAGAATAGTGTTACGCACTGAAGGAGGAATCAAGAAGAAGCGGTTGTCCATAGGAACATCGCTGTCATCAAGACGCTGAATTGTACGACGAATGCCAGCAGCTGTCAAAGTGGAGGCATTGCCAGCACCTGAAGAAGCTGAGTAGTCAAACGCTGTAGAACCATCAGCACCAACAAAAGCACCAGCGTAGCGGAAGTTACCTGCACCAGCTGTTGAAACATTAAACTGTTGACCCAAGTTCACCAAGTCAGTATCAACTTGCTTACCCAAAGCATAACCAGCGTCATCAGTGTAGAACTGACGCAAGCTAGACAATGCCTGAGCTTCAACGATGTCCTCAATCAAACGTGAGTACTCGTAGTGCTTGTTGATAGAGACAGTTACTTCTGATTCAGTAGCTGCAATCAATGTAACTTGTGTAGAAGCTGCCTTAGCAGAAGCAGAGCCACGTGCAGGGACTGGAATGTGAACTACGTCACCTTTCTTGCCCTTGAAGCTCATCTTCTTAACTAGGTTAGCTGCAACCAAGCTCTTTTTGTAAGCCGCAACAATTTCATCACTCCATACTTCTGGAATAAACGTTGCTGCGGTCGTACTCGTTACGTGATCTGTTCCTAATGCCATTTTAAAATTCTCCTGTGAATTTGTGAATTAAATTAAATTATTTAACCCTGCCTTCAGAGTACGCAGCCATAATCTCAGGTTGCAGTGCCTCATAACGGTCAGGATCTTGCATACGTAGCCGGATAAGGTCGGCACGACGATATACTTTCTTAGAAGACTCTCCAGTTCCCCCAACATCGACACCAGCTGCTTTTAGATTCTGTTTGCGAACAGCGTTACCTGCATCAGTAGTTTGTTGTGTCTTAGATGTACGGATCTGTTTAAATGTTGAGAGCAGTTCATCAGCTGCATTGAAATCATAGTTGGCATCTGCCATTGCGTAGATATTAAGTCTCATGGGAGAGGCTTTAACCCACTCAATAAACTCACCATCACGTACAATATCTGCAAAGTCAGGATGCTTCTTGTTGAGCATTGCGTGTGTCTGAATTTGCTTTAACTGCTGTGATGCCTGTTTAGCGGCAATTACGTCTGGATGATTTGCAACAGCACGATTAACGTGACTCTGCGGATCTTCAAAGAAATCAATCTCTTGTGGTGGGTTTTCCACCGCTTGTGGTTGAGCTTGTTGTTGAGTCTTTTGAGATAAGCTTTGTTTAATTAGATCATCAGCTAAACGCCTAACTTCACCAACTTCCTGTGCTTGCCTACCGATTAGCTTTTCAGCCTCTTGGTGCATACGAACAATATCTTCGAGATTCTTCCCTTTGTACTTCTCAGGGATCTCTTGGGGCTGTTCTGGTGAAGGTTGTTGAGTCTGTTGTACATTTGAGGACTGTTTAAAGTCTTCAGCTTCGATCTCACTAACGCTACCTAGTTCCTCATTACTATCAATTAAAGCCATACCTAACCTTTCCCTGTCCACGTAAACGATGGATTACAGGATAATTTCAAAATAAAATTGGGTTGCCTGAGCTTACTCAGATCCTCTCTTTTGTTCCTGCTTGAGCCTGTCAGCTCTCACAGCAGCCCACTTAGCCGTTGCACCGGGAAAGTCACCAGATATGGCATCTAACCCAATGGTAGGAGCTGAAATGAGCCTGATAGCGTCCTTACTACATACCTTACATTTAGCAGTGGTATGATCGCTATCTACCAGCGATTCAGTTA